GTAGATAGCAGCGTTAGGCTGCATAGCTGACATGAGGGGATTGATTTGACCGTTACCGGGGTAGCGGGCCACCTCACGGAAGTCACTGTTCTGACGCAAGTGCATCAAGAAAGTGGGGTCACAAACGCAACGATAGAAACCGTCCTGGTAGGTCGGGGTGTTGCGCTTACGCAGGGACTTGACCACACGCAGGAGGTCGTCCTTAACGTCGAACTTAGCTTGCTCGGCGTTGGTGTAAGTAAGAGCGCCAGTAGCCAGATCGCCGGGGAAGTAGTAACCGCCCTGGGTATCGGAAGACTGACCCTTAGAAACAGCTTTCAGGAGCTCGTTGATGAACACCCGATCTCGCCATCTCCTGTAGTCGTCTAACAGAGTTAGAGAACCGATGGACTGGTGGAAGGTGGTCAGGTTGCCCGTATCAAGCAGCAGACGCTGCGCGGTGATAAGGGTTTCCCGAGCAATTTTGAAGGTGGAAGGTTGAGTCGGGTCAGACGGATCTGCAGGTCCCGTATACTCCTTAAGTGTCACCAAAACTTTGTCTTTGACAATGTTCCGGCTGTTTGCAGTACCGATGGTTTGCTCAGCAGTACGCTCCCGAGATTCCTTAGAGCCAGGGTTACCGAAGAAGCGGTAACGATCTAACTGAACCGTCTGACCTGGCTGCTTCGAAAAATCATGAACGACCACCGGTTCGGCAGCCATCTCAACGATGTAAGCAGGGTGCGGACGGTAGAGTTCGGCACCAAGAATCTTGGGAAAATCATTATCGATAAACATCGATAGTGTCCGCAAGAAACTACAAAATTATCTTAGCCTTTCAACAGCTATAACTACATAGTTGCTGTCTTATTTTTAGCGTTAAATATTTTTCTGATTAGAACTATTCACAGTAGAACTAAAGGTGCGGATCATGCCGCGAATGCCATCACCCAGCACTCCGTAAACGCTTCCATAGTTAGGAACGTATCGAGAAGATTTACCTCTGTACATATTTCTAATAATCGTATTTTTTCCACTTGCAGTCTCACCAGGTAACGCATCGGAACGTACCGATTCGACTAGAGACTGACAGTAGATCGGTGGGTTGTACTGCCACTCGGCTCTGTTCGCGGTCCCACTTGCTGTGGTGCGAGATAAAGTGGGATACTGAGCCAACGGGTAAGAAACCCCACCACCTGTGCTTCCGTCGTCCGCAGAACTAGCAGGCGTCAAAAACGGGTCATATCGGTTGTTGTCAGGCGGAGTTCTATATCCGACAAAAGGGCCACGGTCTTTTAACCCTGGCTCTGGTCCAAATGCGGTTTGTACAGTCGAATTAGCTGTTGAAATCAAACCTTGGCGTCGATAACCGTTGTATACGGTCAAGACACCCGAAGCGTGCTGATAAATATTTTCGTAATCGGTCCAATATCCTGAAACTGCTATCGGAACAGCTCGCCAATCAGTTGTTAAGTAACCAGAAGCATTAGGAGGACCTGGTGTAACTATCCCGAAGTTCGCACCTACATCACGTAGCTGTACAAAAGTTTGTTGTTGCCCAGAAGCATAAACATACCCGCTAGATGTAAGAAGATAAGTATCAGTTAAATTTAAGTTAGACCCTGTGCGTTGTGGACCAGATTGAATGTTGTGATATATGGATTTATCGTATTTCCAGTTTGTTAGAGCTGCGTAAGTCATGTTTCTTTGTTTTCTTACACTCTAAGACGATTTATTATGTAAATAGGCTTCAGATATCGAGACTAATGATCGAAAAATTAGTCTCAATCTTGGCAGTAGATGCCGAGCTTGCAGGAAGTTCAATTGCGGGCACTGTGACTGAATCTCTTGTGCATCCACGAGACAAAAAATACTTTTTGAGGCACTTTTTACGTGCCATGACTGTCGGATGGCTGTTAGCGACCTTTGTCAGCCCTGCAATCGCCGAAAGAATGCATTTAAGCAAAGAAGAATCAGTAGCCGTCGCTTTTATCGGCGGTTACGCGGGTATAAAACTGCTAAATGCTGCTGAAGTCGTAGCAATTCACAAAATTACCTCTAAAAAAGAGGAAAAAGAGTCTTAAAGAGCGACACTTTCGTCAAAATTTTCCGGAGGAGCGGGATTTGAAGCCCCAGGCTGAGCTTTTGGTCCTGGTGACATGCCTACACGTTGTTTTTTCTTGCTATTTTCCTTTTCATCCGGACGTCTGTCACCTAAAGCTTTCATAATCACACCCTTTTTCTAAAAATTAGCATAAAAAATCCCCTCCCGAAGGAGAGGATTGGTACACCTTACGAGAATCTTATCAGGAAGGTTCCATAAAGAGAAGTTTGGAACGAAGAGCTTCAGGGCTCATGCTCTGGAGCATCCGCCAAGCGTTCTCAGGAGAGCGGCTCATTGCGTCACCAAAAGCATCCCACTGTTGCTGGGGTTGGACAGCTTGCTGCTGACCAGCGGTGGCTACCGGAGGAGCAGGCATGTCGAAGTTCTGCTGGTACTGCTGAGGAGCTTGAGCAGGAACGTCGCCGTCGATGTCCACGGGGATCACTTCGGTGAAGAAGCGGTCGGTGTAGTCGGCCAGGTAATCAGGATTGGTGAGGATTTGCTCCATGCCACCTGCACGCTGGGAGACGGCGTCAGTCTTCGCAGCCTGTTCGAGGAGCATGTCCTCCAGTTGGCACGCATAAGCATTCAGAATCCCAGGGGCCTCAAGGCCGAACTGCTTAACGACCTCGACGCTTGCCGCGCTGAGCTCGTTGTTGCTGGCCGTAGAAGCCTGCGAGGAAGTCTGGGTCTGTGAGGCGCTGGTAGGCGATGTCTGCTGAACCTGCTGCTCCTGGTAAGCCCAGGGTTGGACCTGTGAAGGCTGACTCAGAGGTGTTGTAACCTGTTGCGGAGCCTGGGTCAGTTGTGACGGTGCTGCCTGGCTGAGGGACTGCGAAGGCAGGTTGCTGATCACCCGCTCCAGGGAACCCATCGCTGCTTCCCACGGGTTGCTCGGGGAGGATTGCGACGTTGACAGGTTGGACAGGTTGTTGGTAGAAGGGTCCGAAGCCGGTGCCACCTGCTGTGGCGCTTGGGCTGTAGGAACCGAAGCTACCGCCGGGGTAGCTCCTTGTGCCACCCATTGCGGGTAGGCGGTTGTCGAGCCCTGGTCGCTGGATACCGCCGGGGCTGCCGCCGGGGAGACCGGGCTCGGGGTCGAAGCTTGGATCTGCTGGCTCATAGCTACCCGAGTAAGTTAGTTCTTCCGCAAGGTGATCAAACGTCCTGTAAAGGAGCGGTGTGATATTCAGTCTAGGATCAGCCGCTAAAGGTTGATCAGGCGCAAGAGGATGCGGAGACTGCAACATCTGATTTAATAATACCAGGAATTGCTGCATTGCCGACTGTGTTTGACCAACCATTCGGAATGGAAAGCCTTTAACATTTCGGCACGTTCTGCTTCAGTCTTATCAGGGAAGAGGTATTTAATTGCCTCCACACTGTTAACACCGACCTCTTGCATGTTTCGGACGACGATTGATTTTTGCTGTAAATCAAAAGCCGTGTCCTCATACACATCGCCCATAAAACGATATGAAACACTGCGGTCGCCGTCTTCCGGAAGACCAACGACGCCGCGAGGAACTTTATTTTTTTCTAGTGCTTTTTTAATTTCTTCGTCGAGTTTCATATCAAACCGGCGGAGTGCCTTCTGATATCTTTCGACTGATTCTTCAGTTTGTTCTTTAGGAGGGTTTGGTTCTTTTAAACCGCTAGCCGCAATAAACGACTCACGGAAAATCATCTCTTGATGATAAATCATCATTTCTAAGAGACGACAAAAACCATAGGTCAAGAAGCTTTTATTCTTCCGTAAAGCCGTGGCTTGAGCACGGCCCATCAGACCTTTGATTTCGGTTGCGGTCGCTCCTGCTGAAATAGAGATTTCATCCACACCGCCTAAGGCGGTTCGAATTTCTTCTCTTAAAAGCAGAACATACCTGTTCATATCCCCACTAATCGGGTCAGGCGTCATGTAGCCGACACGATCAGAAGGTTCAACGTTGGCGATGATGCGTGGAACACGCAGACCGCCTCCCATAGATGAACCAAAAGGTTCACTTACACGAGTTGATGGAGTGTCCCGACCAGCAAATCCACTTTGAGAGCTGATTGTTGGACGGAACGTACTTCCCGCATCGCCCGCTTCGACAAGGTCAGAACGGGGTCTACTGGAAATAAGCGTGGGATTACCAAAGAATTCAATATTTTTAGAAATATTCGTGATCATGTCGTTATGAAGCACGATCTGCTCCATAAACGGATCGAAGTCCCCTTCTCCGTCAGTGCCGCTGGCGTTTGGCTTGTTAAGACA